CGAGATGATTAACAATGTCAAGAATATCCATCCTAGTGAGAAGGCTATCAGCCCTACCATTAAGTATGTTGGCAATTGCAACATAAGCTTTTGAGATAGCGCTGTCACCACTGCTAATCCATCCATATCCTTTTAGCCTTTCCCCAGCAGGTCTGAGCTCACTAAAATCAAGCACAAGAGTATTAGCAGGATATTTGCCAGCAAGGAGCTTTCCGATAGATTTGGCCCAAGCCTCTGCACTGTCGCCAACTTTAATTGTCCAGGTTTTTGCTGCTGCGTCCCAGGTTTCAACATTTTGTTCATTTCCACCTTTAGCTGTTCGTTGGCTGCGAACAACTCGAATATTTTTAATGGGCTTTGAGAATCCATTTAATGTACCTACAATTGGCTTAAACCCTACACCACATCCTTGAAGTAATAGCCATAGCACGTCTACTACATCATAGACTGTTTCTACTTGAGTAAAACTGCAATTAAACTGCGACGCTTCGCGCATTTGCGCTACAGGTGTACCACCTAGCCATAGTGTGCGTCCACTCATTAATACTTTTCGATCTAACATCAACTGCTTAAGATCATGTAATTCTTTTGTTTCATGTGGTAGTAGTGCTCTACCTGCTGCACGTTCCCATAGCCAACGTTGATGTTCTGTAACACGTTCTATGGTTTGTTCCCACATTTCAAACTGTTTGCCGTCATCACTAGTAGGTCGGTTATATGTTCGTCTAGTGATTACCTGTGCGCGTGTGCTTGGTTGCATAATTGCTCCTATTTTCCTGTGCTACCGAACCCTCCAGTACCACGTTCTGTATCATTCCAGCTGTCTACAAAATCGCATAAGATAACTGGTAAAATAACCAGTTGTGCAATTCTATCGCCAACCTCTATTCCATATCTATTTTCACTAATATTTTTTAGTGCGATTTTTATATTTCCACGATAATCACTGTCAATAACGCCTACGCCGTTAAGCACAATAATTCCGTTTTTGCCTTGTCCCGATCTATTAAATACAAAGCCACCAAAGCCCTGCGGAATTTTGACCGCTACACCAGTATCAATCAATTTTGTTTCACCAGGATAGATTTCACACTTTTCAGTGCTGCGTAAATCTGCACCTGCATCACTGGAATTGCTTCGTTTAGGTAAGTAAGCAGCGTTGTCTACTCGGCACTCTACAACTTGTTTAACCATTGTATCACGGCTATGATCATAAGTTTTATTAATATTAAAAAATTCTGTAGTTTGTTTCACTTTAATGTTAATCCTAGTATTTCATCAATATTTTTACAATTTTCACTGCCTAGCGCATCTTTGCAGTAAGTTTGCAAATCCATGAGCTTATAATTTGTTTCCAGTTGTTCACGATTTTCATTAATGGCTTGAATGTATTTGTACTTACCAGGTATAGGAATAGTATTAATAATATCCCAGGTAGTACCATACTCTTCAACAAGCTGCTGAGCACGTTTAGGTCCAACGCCAGGAATACCAGGCACATTATCGCCACTATCGCCCATAAGACACTTAATAGAAATATAATCTGAGGGTTCAAAAGGATAATGATCATTCCAGTTTTCATACGTAGTTTCCTTGCGTGTTACATAACTAAAACGACTTACACCTGGTTGTATTAATAAGTCCCAGTCTTTGTCACTGCTCATTAGCCAAATTTCAGGTATATGTAGTTTAGTCTTTTTGCTAACAATATAGGCAGCAATATCATCTGCTTCTACGCCTTGATAACGTAACACAGGATAGTGTTCGGCTAGTAGCTCTAGAGTAGCTGTAAAGTCTTCAAAGAATAGCTCAAATTCTGCTCGTTCAGCTTCAGTTTGCTGCTCATACTTGTCTTTGCGATTTTGCTTGTACAGTGGGTAAATATCCTTACGATAGCTGCTTGATCCTTGATCTGCGGCAATAATTGTCCAGCGAGCTTTATAGCTTTTGCTTAAACTTTGTACTGTGCGTAGGTAGTCCTCAGCAAAGTTTCTAGCGCCGCTATGCTTGTAGCGAAAAGCAAGATTAAGTGCATCTACTATCATCAGTGCGTTTTGATTCTGTTCTATTTGTTTGAAGGTTTTCATGGTATTTTTAGAGTGTAATCTATAATTATATCACTGTTGATAATATTTGTCAAGATACAAATTTAATTGTGGGTCCACTAAGCCAATCTTCTAAGAGCATAATATAAAACTCGTAGTCACCACCATTGCTGTATAACAACCAACGATTTTCTAACATATCAAGGTCATATGCTACTGTAGCCACAAACAATTTACTGCGATCATATTTAAAAATAAGTAATGGTAGTTTATCTACTTGACGTGCTTGGCGATCTGTTTGTTGCCACCACTCTATTAACTGTGGAGTTTTATGCGTTAATAAACCACTATTAATATGATCTTCTGCGTAACCTTTTACTTCCACACAAAACCTATTATTTTGACCAGGTATATAAAGATCGCCCTTAAGCTGATGTTTAGGGTCAAGAGCACCTGACCCAGGTACCCGCTCCCAGTTTAGGCCAGTATGCTTACGCAACATATCACGTGCTATGGTTTCTGTGCGTGCGCCTTTTTGACGACTATCTACCACTAGTAGCCTCGCGTATATGTTTTGCTAACTTAGTCCAATCAATATTACCATTACTGTCCATATATAGTGGTAGTTTTTGATCTAGTAGTGCGATTTCTTCTATAGACTTTGTGGCTTTTTCTATACGTTTGGTACGCCTACTCATGATTTTTTCATAATGTTTTTTACTCATACTACGCCTCAATGCGAGATATGTTATTACGTTTAATAACATTTACTTTTTCCAGTAGAGGATGACTAAAACCGTGGCTAACTAAAAATGTATTTAAGTGTTCTTCTCTAAGTAGTACTTCTACTAACTTTTCTTTGCCATCAACATCTAGTGTTTCCACAGTCTCATCTAAAATTAATAAATTGATACGACTGCTACTTAATGTTTGCATTAGTTTTCTAATTGCTAATAGTGTAGCAACATTTACTCTGGCTTTTTCGCCACCACTAAGTGCACTAATATCAATATCTCGACCATTATCACTAATAACAACATTTAGTTTATCACTGCTGTTTACTTTAAAGCTAATTTGAAATCTGCCGTCACTTAGCTCTACTAAGTATTGGTTTGTAATTTCTTCTAGATCTTTAACTAAGCACTCTATTTTATAGGCTACTAGTCCAGTTGTTGAAAACGTCTTGTTAAGTATGCTAACAATATTAATGCGTTCATTAAGTAAATTAAGTTGCAGTGTATATTCTTCTAGTTCACTACTCATATCACCAAGCTGTTGTTTAATAGTATCTACCTTAGTATTATGAGCTTTAGCATTGCTGTTATGTTGCTCGCAACGTTGTATTTCTTCACGAGTTTTTGTAATCAATAGATGTATTCGATCATACTCGCGTTGTAGATCGTTTTTATCTAGTACCTGATTTGGCAATGTTTTATCTATTAATAGGTGCAGTTTTTCCCACTCAGTTTGCTTGGCTAAGCTAGCCTCATATACTTTTTTCTGCTGTTTTATATCTTCAACAATAACAGCACAAACCACACCACTAGCTCTAGCTTCTTCAATTTCACTAGTACGTTCAACAATTAGTTCATTAACTTTAGCCTCATTAATTAAGCTAAAACAAGTAGGACAAACACCGCTTAGTTTATTCAATTTTTCAATAAACTGTTCTCCGTCACGAACTGTACGTAAGTGGTTAGTATACTCTGTTTCCATAGCTTGCATGCGACTAATGTCTGGTGCTGCTGGAATGTCTAGTACAGCTATATTATTTAATTGTTTTTTATAAGTATTATTTTGATTTATTTGCTTGTTTAGTTTATCAATATTGCTAATTTGCGCCTGTACATCTACTAGTTGAGGTTCTAGCAAACTATCTAATATTGGCACAATTATTTCTGGTTTATAGTTTAAATTACTATTAGCATATTTATCTAACCAAGCTTGAATTGTAGTAATTTTACCTTGTATACCACTTAACTCTTGTTTAAGCTCTGCCGACAATTCCTTGAAAATTTCATTGGCTTTGGTATATTTTGTTAGATTTAATATTTCTATTAAAAATTTCTTTCTGGCTGTATCTGCACTGGTTAAGAACTCTAGGCTATTTGCATTGCTTTGATATACAATTTGTGCAAAACTTTTATGATCTATGCCTATAATGTCTTCAATCATTTTATAGGTTGTAGTAGCAGTGTGGCCGCTAATATCTTTACCGTTTTTTAACAGCTTAACAGTTTGTTGTGTGCCACGAGTGGTTTTTACTGTATAGTCATTATCATCACGGCTAAAATCTAGTTCAATTGTATAGGTTTTATCCTTAACGTGACGATTTAATATATCGGCTTTTTTAATGCCTTTGCTATTTTTGTTGTAAAGTGCTTCTTCTAAGATAAGTGCTATGCTGCTTTTACCGTGTCCATTTCTACCTACTAGTTGTGTAAGTGGAGCGTGTACAAAGTTAATGCGATTATTAGCACCATAACTAAAAAGATTACTCCAACGTAATTCTTTTATTGTTATCATTGCCCCAAAACTTTCGCTTGTTTAAAAATCCCAGTTGCTCTATTAATAGCACACAATCTCTAGCACTGTCTAATTCACTGTGCCATAGCTCTTGTGTGCCGTGCTTGCGTTCGCTAATTATTTTAGCTACATATATCATATTAGGATGTTCACTCATCTGTTTCAATCTTAGCTAAGTGTGCTTGTAGTTCTAGTACAGTTTGTTCAACCGTTTCACTGCCTAATTGTAGCACATATGTTAAGTATTCACGAACTTCTTCTACCAGTGTCATTTCCGCATCTAACATTAATTGCACATCTGTGCTGCGTTTAATAACCTTGCGATCAATTAATTCATTATCCTCTAATCCGCCCAATTCCTGCATATCACCCTCAACTTGATAAATTGTATGATGATAAGGTGTTGGCGGTTTAGGGTCGTTTACTCCTACTGTTAAAAGTATTAGTTGCGGTACTTCTAGTTTTAGCCAACTATGCTCCAATGTTTCAGTATCTATTAAGATAACGCCTGTGTCAACTGGTTGACGATGAAAACTAGTAGTAACAGGGCTACCGGGATAAAGAATATTGAGCTGACAATTTTCATAACTGTGTAGGTCTCCGGCTAGTACAACATCCCAGCCGCTAAAAATATTTAAATCTACTTCTGGTGTAACATGTGGTGGTATACTGCCACGAACATGTGTACATAGTATTTCACCACCTTCTGGCCAAGGATTGTTTTGTTCAAAATCCTTTAGCTTGTTGTATGGAACAAACTCTACGCCATAGTCACTATAGTAGTCATCTATGACTATAACCTTACGATTCATACGATTAGTGGCTTTAGCCAAATTAGTCATAAAAGTAGTTGATTTTTTAACTGCTTCATGATTACCACTGTATATAATTGTTGGTATACTGCAACTGTTTATTAAATCAAAATATACTTCTAGTTCTTCCATACTAGGTAGTTTGTCAAAAACATCTCCACCTATAACAAATACATCAGCACTAGTTTGTTTTTCTGCTAGTTGTTGCCATAGTAGATTATATCTGTTTTTAGCCCAATCTTGTGGTACGTTTTTCTGCCCTAATTTTATGTGTAAGTCTGCTGTAAATAGTAATTTCATTTATAACCTTTTTTAGGCAAAAAAGCCCAGTAACCAAGATCACTGGGCTTTTGCATTATCCTAGTTCTTTAACAGCTTCTTGTTCGCTTTCTGTACCTTCATCTTCACTCCCACTATTTACTTTTTCTAGTAGTGCTAAGACTTCTTCAGCTTTGGGTCTTGGGAATTTTTCATCAATTGAAACAGCACTATCTGCGGCTGCTTGTTCTGCTGCTGTAAGTGCGCGAGGCTTGCAACGTAATACTTGAAGCGTGTACTCAACATTAAATGCTAATGGCCCAGTTTTAGTACGTTTAAATACAACGTCCCAACCAGTATCATAGTCAGTTGGATCACCTAAATCTTCTGCAGCAGTTAAAATTTGCTCAAACAATTTCTTTTTAAGGTTTAGAGCTTTTACTTTGCCATCTTTAGGATCAATACAATTGATAGAATAACTCCAGCTGCATTTAAGTTCGGGATAGAAGTCAGGCACATGATCTTTTTCCATGTTATCAAACTTCTCTTTTTCACGGCTAAATGCCAAGCACTCAACAGGAATATCCTTGTTATTAGTGCCCTTAATCCAGTAAATATAACGTGGCAAAACTCCGCCAATTAACCTAACTGTATTTTCGCCATCTTTGTATTCGTAAGTTTCTACTTTATTTGTTACAGCTTTGCCTTTTGTTTGTTTAAAGCTAAGTGCCATTTTTATTCCTCGTATTTGAAGTGTATTCGTTTATTTTTTATTTCTAGTAGCGGATTATATTTTAATAAGCTGATTTCTATATCTGGATAGTAGGTTAAATCTAAAAATTTATAACCTAGGTCTTGGTAAAATTGCCAATTTCTACGACCCGCTAGTTTAAGGTATTGGATTATAAATAATCTATCAGTTCTTGCATCATTTAATAACTGATCCGGCTTGAGTAAAAAACTAGGTCCGCTAAACATTTCGCTAGTTATCTTGGCATTATTAAGTTTAACCCAACGACCATTACGATAGTCTCGCAGTATATCTAACAAGTCCCAGTGTTGTTTTGATTTTTGCTGTAGTTTTTCAAGGTTAAATCTTAAAATCATATTTCTACTCAATATAATATTATAGCACAAACAGCTAGCTATAACAAGTTAAATTTTTTAAACCAATTTGGTTTCCCAGCCTTTTTTCATATAAAGACCTAATCTGTCAGTATTTTGTTTTCTATCAGCCCAGCCACTAAATTGAATATCCACTACTATTGGGCTTTGTTTACCTGGATGTGGCCGCATTATTCTACCAACAATTTGTTCTAGTAGACTATCATTACTCATAGGTACTGCTAGGATGACACAACTGAGTATGTTGATGGATATACCTTCGCTGAAGATTTGCCTGCTACCAGCAACGCACATTTTTGCTTTACTGAGTAGTTGTTCTTTTGCATATTGCCTTTCTTCATAGCTGGTGTCGCCAGTAACCAACAAACACGTTTCTCCAACATATTCTTTGACCTTTTCTAAGAATTCTACTCTGTCTGCAATTACAAGTACACTGTGACCGTTGTTTATGTGATAAGTAGCTAGTGCACTAATGTAACGCCTATAATCATCATTTTGAGTTAACTCATTTATCTTTTCTACCCAAGGCACATTTGGTTTTAATACTATATTACTCTTAACTATATGTACTACTGGATTAATAGTATTACTTTGTGGTGGACGATAAACAACACTGCCAAAATAATCTTGAAACATTACATGCTTACCGTCTTTACGTGTCATAGTACCGCTTAAGGCAATTCTATATCTAGCGTAAAAGGTGTCTACTGTTTCGCTGAATGTAGTAGCCGGACAGTGGTGTGCTTCGTCTAAGATAATAGTACCAAACTCTTTTTGTAATTTATCTAAGTGTTTTACTATGCTTTGTACATTTCCAACTACAATAGCGTGGTCTTCTATATCAAAATGCCCACTACCTATAATGCCACACTGCATACCAAACAATGTTTCAATTTCATCACGCCATTGATCTCGCAGTGATGTAGTATGTGTAACTACTAGTGTTTTTTGACCAAACTTTCTAGCAATGTGTAGTGCTGTAAAAGTTTTGCCCCAACCTACTAGTGCATTGATAAAGCAGGTATCCTCTACTTGATTGTAAATATCTAGTTGATCATCACGTAATTCATACTTAGGGGTTGGAAAAGGCACTGGTACTAGTACTCGTTTATCTACTATTTCGTAACCTTCAGGTATAAGGTCAACCCTACCTTGCGGCATACTAATAATACCACTAGTTAACGATCTATAATTTCTAATAGTTTCTACACTAGTAAATTTCTTTGATCCTGTATTCTTGTGTATTTTGTAAGTAAGCTGATTTATTATGTGTTTTGTATGTAGTATGCCAGGATTATCTATGTATATTCTATTAGATATAATAGCTTTTGCCATTACACCATTCTCCAAGTTGTTTTTATAGGTTCTGTATAGTAGCCGTATAATAAATTGCTATAACCGTAGCTAAGTATACCACAATATTGTTCTTCTGGTTTAGGTACTTGCAGACTTTTAAAGCGTTCTGACAAGCCTTCAACCTCAAGAACACACCCAAGCCCCACCGCAGGTAAAACTTGTTTTAACCTGTGTGTAGCCAGCTTGGCGCGTGTAGATTTTTTATGCTGAAATACCTGTCCATGGCTATCAATAAACCAAGTTGTTGCTTTTGCCAGCTTAATAACGTCAGCAATAAAATATATAGCACTGCTAATTCTAAAAAGTTTATCTTTTATAACCAATCTACGTAAGCCT